TTTATAAATCCATTTATCACTCATCCAAACAATATTAGAATCTCTTTTCTTTTGTAAATCTTTTACTTCTTCTTTAGTAAGAGGTTGTTTATCTAAATTTCTATCTCTACCAAAGCCACCTGTAATGGCCATAATCTCTCTTTCTTTTTCTGACTTACCATATTTAACAATAAGATCACAAATCCTTGGGGGTACTGCAGATTCAAAATACCAATAGTAATTAGATATATTCATAGTTAATTGTTAAAATTATATTCAAGCCATTAGAAGTATTAGGTGAAAAAGAATATTTATTAGTAGCAGGAAACATTATAAAGTGATTATCTTTTATAGGTAAATGCCACGTTCTATTTTTTCTTCTGTTATCATCATATTCAATAATACATTCTGAAGAACCTTCTTTAACATCAATACCATAGATTAAGGTATAGTCTGGTGAGTTACGTAAATCTACAGGATCAACTTGACCTCTTGTCCAAGATTTTTCTTTAGGATGCATAACATTACCGTGCATATTTTTTTGCACTAAAGTTCTACCATATTCAACTTTCCAATGATCTCTAACGTAATCTTGCAGCCATTGTAGGGGTTGAGAAAAAGGAACTACATAATCATCAAAAGCATAAGCTTGAGGATTAGTGTTAACTCTATTTTGTTTTATAAAAGATTCTATAATGTCGTTTCTTATTTTATCACGATCAATATCAAAGCCTTTAGGCATAGAAACTTCATCTGTATATAAGTCTACTTCTGTTAATACTTTCTTGTGCATACCTATATGATATGTAATTAACTTTAATTAAAATGTCAAGTGTGTTAGACTAATCTATCAATAAGATCCCAAGATTGACCAGATTCATTCCAGTTGTATGACCAATCATTAGTTGTAGCTTCGTTTTGTGAAATTTGTTCAGCTGTTAATGCTGGAGCATCACCTATTGGTGATTTCCAAGAAGCAGTTGCAACATCTAAAACCCAACTAGCAAAAGGTTTCTTACCAATGAAAATATCGTTATCTTCATCATAAGTCATACCTATACCTGCGTAGTTACCTCTTAAAGGTGTTCCGCCGTCTTTGTGTTGTCCACCAGATGTATTGTAAGATGTTTTTTTCCAAAGAGGCCAGCTGTGGATTCTTTCCAAAAACTGTCTTCCTACTTCTTCATCTTCAATACCATCAGCATTTTGACAATCAGTATTAGCTACAACGTGTACCGCTATAACTTTATTGTTTGCTCCTAATTTTGCGTAATGTGCCATAATGTTTCTCCTTATATATTATTTATTAAAGTTTGTAAATTCATTAATTTTGGAATTTGTATCTTATTATCACTACTCCTGATCCACCTGTTCCACCTAAACTTGATCCTGGATTAGCTTTACCTGCACCACCTCCACCACCACCGCCTGTGTTCGCTGTTCCTAATGCTGATGGGTCTGTTCCTGGACCAGGTTGTCCTGCTCCTCCTCCACCTGCTCCACCTAATCCTACTGGTCTTGAAGCTGGACCTGGATAATTTGATTTACCAGCACCTCCTCCACCTGCTCTAGTAACTGGACTTCCTGTAATACTTGATGCAACTCCTGCACCTCCTGGACCTGTTGATGAACCACTAGCTGGATTACCACCAACTGCACCAGCTCCACCGCCACCACCTGCCCAATATGTATTGTCTGGAGAAATTGGTCCTCCACCATAATTAGATTTTCCACCATTATTACCTTGAGGCGGACTAACTGGAGGAGTGTTTCCTACACCACCACCATTTGCTGGTCCAGCTTGATTACATTGTTTTCCTCCACCACCTGAACCACCACTACCTGCTGCAAGAGGAGAACTATTAATACCACTTCCAAATCCTCCGCCTGCTGCTGTGATTGAACTAAAAGTTGAATTTACTCCTACTGTTCCATTTCCATTATTTGGTGATGCGTCTGGTCCACCTGCTCCACCTCCACCTACTGTAATTGGATAAGTTTGAACAGTAACTGGTAAACCTGAATCTGCTGCCGCTAATGGACTAGCTGTATAAGAATCTATTGGTGAATCTTTTCCTTCTCTATAGCCTCCTGCTCCACCACCACCTGAAGTTGTTGTAGTTCCATTTTCACCGCCTCCTCCGCCACCACCGCCGACTACTACATAAGAAACTTTATCACCTCCACCACCAGGACTTCCTATAGCCGAAACTGCAAAACAACCATTAGCAGTAAATGTATGAATTTTAAAATCTCCACAAGGAGAAGTTGTAATAGTTCCACCAGTAGCTGATATGTATGATGCACCTGATACATTTGCTGAATCATCTTGAATTGATTGCCAACCTTTAGTTCCATCAACGTAAATTAATGTTACTGCTTGATTCGCTGTATTCAAAGTTGCAGTAGCAGCAGTACCATTAATTTTTGATCCATTATTATTTACTGTAACAGCTTTACAAGCGGTAGCCCAAGTGCCTGCATAATCTTTGAAAGCTACTATATCTCCAGCGGATGGTGAAGCTGGTAATGTAACTGTTATCGCACCACTTGTAGTATTAACAAAAAATCCATCTCCACTAACAGCAGTGAAGGGAGCTGTTTTAGCAGTTGTACACCAATCAACTGTTCCTGTTCTACCCATCCCACTTGTAGTTGCACCACACGCTATAGCAACTGTTGCTCCTGACTCACCTAATGTAAGTGTGCTACCTGTTCTTTTTGTTATCGTGTTTACTTTAATTGTACTCATAATTTACCTATTGAAACTTATATCTTATTATTACTATTCCTGATCCACCGCTTCCACCTGCACCAGCACTAGTTCCAGTTGGATTTGTAGCTCCAGCTCCACCTCCACCCCCACCTGTGTTAGCTGTTCCACTTGCTCCTGTATTTGCTCCACCTCCTGCACCACCATTTCCACCTCCACCTGGGCCACCTGTTGAGTTTGCAGAATTACAAACTGTTCCTGCTCCACCGCCACCTGCTCTTGTTGTTGGTGTTGCATTAATACTTGATGTTGATCCTGCTCCTCCATTACCCCCAACAGAATTTGGAGCATTATTTCCAAGCGCACCAGCTCCACCACCACCACCACCAAAATAACCTGTGGGTGCGTTGTTTGTACCTGTTCCGCCATTAAAACCTTGAGGGGGAGAAACGGGAGGTGTATTTCCTTGACCTACTGTACATGATCCTGCATGCGCTCCACCACCTGCTCCACCATTACCTGCTGCGGCACCACAATCGTGTCCAGGAAAACTACTATTGGGTGAACCTACACCTCCACCAGCAGATGTAATTGTGCTAAAAGTTGAAGGTGAACCTTTTGTTGTTGAATTTTTTTCAGGATAAGGTTTCCCTACACCACCTGCTCCTACTGTAATTGGAAAAGTTGCAACAGAGGCTGTTAAAGCTGAACACGGTGTAGCTGCTAAAGGTGATGCTGTATAAGGGTCTGATGAATCTTTTCCTTCTCTATAACCTCCAGCACCTGCTCCTCCACCTCCCCAACCACCGGCTCCTCCTCCACCACCAATTACTAAATATGAAATTTTATCTGAACCTCCTGGATTACCGGCACATGTTACTTGAAAACATCCTGAAGATGTGAATGTATGAATTTTATAATCTCCTGAACAAGTTACTGTTCCACCTGTTGCTGTAACAAATGTAGCTCCTGTAACATTAGCAGTTGAATCGTGTATGTCTTGCCAACCTTTAGTGCCATCTACGTAAATTAAAGTTACTGATTGTGATTCTGTAGTTAAGTCTGAATTATTACAAGCCCCATTAATTTTTGAACCATTTCTACATAAAGTTACTTTGTTTGTATCCCAAGTGTTTGCGTAATCTTTAAAAGCAACTATGTCACCAGCAGAAGGTGAGCTTGGAAGAGTAACTGTAATAGTACCACCTGTTGTATTTAAAAAAAATCCATCACCTGAAACAGCAGTAAAAGGTGAAGTCTTGGCAGTTGTACACCAATCTACAGTTCCTGTTCTTCCGAAACCTGTTTGTGTAGCACCGCAAGCTAAATTAACTGAAGTACCTGGTCCGCCTAATTCTATAGTGCTACCATCTACTTTTTCTATTTTATTTACTTTAATTGTACTTGTCATAATTAATTTTGAAATTTATATCTTATTATTACTATTCCACTTCCTCCTGCACCGCCAAATTGTGGGTCAGGATATGCTCCTCCACCGCCTCCACCAGTATTTACAGTTCCTGCTGTTCCTGTTGATCCATTTGATCCTGCTCCACCACCACCAGTTCCACCAGAACCACCAGAACCACCTGAACCTGATGCACCACCCCCACCACCAGCTCTAGCTGTTGGTGTTCCGTTAATTGAAGAAGTTGCTCCTGCTCCACCTACACCACCTGATGAACCACTATTATTACCACCAGCTGCTGTTGCTCCTCCGCCACCACCTGATGAATTGACTGGTGCTGGACTTCCTGGTGCTCCATCACCATTTCCACCTGGATTTCCTTGTGGAGGACTAACTGGGGGAGTATTTCCTGCTCCACCAACACCTGCTGGAGTTGAACTAGCAGTTCCATAAGAACCACCACCGCCTGAACCTCCTGCTGTTCCTGCTCCACTATTTTGACCTCCGTAAGGAGATGTTGGTTCTTTTGCTCCACCTCCACCACCTGCTGAAGTAATTGAATCAAAAATTGAATTTGATCCTGCAAGACCGATTGAACCTTGTGGTGCATTAGGTGATGGTGCTCCTTGACCAAAACCACCAGCCCCACCAGCACCAACTGTTATTGGATATGAACCTGCTGTTAAAGTTAAACCTGTACCTGCGTCTAAAGGAGAATCAGTATATGGATCAGAAGAACATTTGCCTTCTCTAAAGCCTCCTGCTCCTCCACCTCCACCGTGATCACCACCACCGCCACCACCACCTGCAACTACCACATAAGAAACTTTATCTGATCCTGCTGGTAATCCTCCTGCAGTAACACTAAGAGTACCGCTCGATGTAAAAGTATGAATTTTATAATCTCCTGAAGTTGTTTCTGTTCCACCACTAGCAGTCACATAGTTTGGTTGTCCAGTTACGTTTGCAGTTGAGTCAGTAACTGTTTTCCATCCTCTTGTTCCATCAACATAAACTAAAGTTACAGATTGACCAGTAGTTGATAATTTTGAATCAAAACATCCACCATTAATTTTTGAACCATTTCTTCCTATTGTAACATTATTTACACTAAATGTATTTGCATAATCAGCAATAGCAACAATATCACCAGCGCTTGGCGAACTTGGAAGTGTAACTGTAACTGCTCCACCATTTGTATTCACGAAAAAACCATCACCGCTAGTTGCAGTAAACGGAGATGTTTTAGCTGTTGTACACCAATCTACAGTTCCTGTTCTACCAAAGCCTGTTTGTGTTGCACCACTTGCAAGGGTTACAGTTTTACCTGATGAACCTAAAGTTAATGTAGATCCGCATTGTGTATCAACTGTATTTACTTCTATTTTACTCATTAAACTACCACCAATGTTCCTGTTACTGTTATTGTGTTAACAAAGCTTACTGGACCTGCTAATACAGCAGACTCAATAACAATGTCTTTGTTATCCATAACCTGAGCATGAGTATAAATATTTTCTGCTCCTGGTTTGTTACCAATATATATTGTGTTATATAAACTATCCATTTTTTCTCCTATGCACTTATTGAATCAACAACGCTAACATAAACATCAGCACTAGATGCAGTATCTGATTCTACTTTCAATACATCAGTATTTTGCATCACAAATTTAGCACCACCTGAAACAAGCTCTACAGCACTGTTTGGTGGAATACTTAAATCTTTACAGATGAATCTTGTTGTCGAACCACCGACACTTACAAAAACATCTACTTTAATTGCTGAAGTTACTATGTTCGCGATTCTGATTCCAATGACTGCATCATTTGAATTTGCTGTAAATATCGTACCTGCACTGTTAGTTGCTTGTACTGCATATCTAGTAAAATCTTGTGCCATATTCCTCCTATAAAGCTATTGCCATTGCAACAGCAAATCCGTTACTTGCTGCACCTACTGGTACACCATTTGAATCTAAATAAACTGACTTACTTGCAGGCATTGTACAAAATACACTTAGTGTACTTGAACCACCTGAATTAAAATTTATCTTTGACGTATTACCTGAAGAGTTGCTTAAAACAGTATCTCTTGCTAGAGTGTCAGGTGTTGCAT